ATAATAGAATCGGTTAAAACATCAGAACTTACCTCTGAATAATTTCTTATATTTGTTAATAATTCACTATAATTCATATTATTGTAATAGATCCTCCCATGCCCGGATGGTTAGGGCAATAATAATACAACGTAGGCGTCGAAGAGTCTATTGTTAGTATTAACTCTCTAGTTTGAGACGGTGATGTGAACGCAGCTATATAACTTGCTTGATCTACAAACGTACTACCTGCTAATCTATAAGCCACGTTAGTGGTATAAACGGACCCCCCGCTGTGACTTCCGTCCGATGTCGTACTAAGTAACATAGGATGTCCATTCGAACTATTATCACTAAATGAAAAAGCTCGAACTTGACCTACTTGAAACTGAAAGGCTCTTTGTTGTTGCCCATCTGCATAATAAGCGTTACCTCCGCCACCTGCTTTTGCAGCCACAGTCATTGTAAATATTTGAACAGAGCCTGTAGGACCAATAACTACACTACCTAGTGCTGTGCCTACTTTAGTATCGTTGCTTATAGGTGCGGGCTGCATCCCTTCTGATTGAAAGGAACTAAAGTTAATGCCATCGATTGGTGGAAAAGCTGTTGCATCTGCAATTTGACCTTTTGCTATTCTTAAAGCCTCAGGATCAGCTAGTTGTTTTTTTGTTTGTATTAATTGTGGATGTTTGGGTTCAAACTCTGAAGTATGAACAATCGAACCGTTCCATTCTCTCACCATTTCTTTATAGGGGAAAGCAGCACCGGATCGATCAGATATTCTTAAAGAATGTTTGCCACTCGCATATCTTGACATTAGGTACCTACAAAATAATTTTGTGGTGTTAAGAACACGCTATCTCTATTTCCATCTTGATCCGCTGCTCTTTTCCAAACATCTTCATATTCAAATTTTAAATCTGCCATACGTTCAGGAGCTCTTTTCATTGCAATATAGTATGCAAGTCCTGCTACCAAACAAGGGTAAAATCTAAAAGGTAAATCGGTTGTATTGGTGTAAGCTCCTGCATCTTGTATTCTTGTTAAAGCATTATACACAACTGTATATGCTTTATCCGCTGCAGGATAAAAAAACATTTTCGGATCAATCTGACCGTCGAAAAAAAATTGATTGGGTCGTCCTGTTGTTGATTTAACAGGAGTATTTAAGTATTCCGCTCTACTAATTTTATTAACAGTAAAATCGGTGGTTCCATCTCGAACAACAACATCTAAAACGTCGACAATGTCAGTAGCGAAATCGCTAGTGTTGCTTTGATCGTCTGCTGCAAGTGTTGCGGTCCTTTGCTTAATTGTCCAAATATTAATTCCACGGTTTGCCCATTCAGCAAACATGATATTTAGAACACGTCTTGAAGAAGTTAAATCATAACCTGTGCGAGTTTGTAAACCACATCTCTCGTACGCTTCTTCAATAGCGTCATCAATACTTAAATTAAAATCGGTTGTTCCAGATGTCGCCATTATTATTTTTTCTTAATCATTCCGCCGCCACGTTTTTTCATGACGTTTTTCTTTTTAGCCATGCCGCCACCACGCTTCTTAATAACGTTTTTCTTTTTAGCCATGCCGCCGCCCATCATGCCCATAGGACCTTTTTTCATCATCATCCCACCGCCACGCTTCTTTACGACGTTTTTCTTTTTAGCCATTCCGCCACCGCGTTTTTTTATGACGTTCTTCTTTTTCGCCATACCGCCGCCCATCATGCCCATCGCCAGTCTCTTACGTTGAGGTATTTTTTTATCCATTTTTTGCTCCTTTTAAAAATAGTTTTTTATACGTCTTTTGTCGAGAATCTACAACTTCGTTGTAATACTCTTTGGGCCACTTTTTATAGTATCCCACACGCTTTAATCTATCAGATGCTTCATATAATTGCGAGAACTTTTGTATCAGCATCATGCTATAGGCAATCTTGCTCTCTGGCATCTCAACATCGTCGCCTTGAGGATTTACTAAGAACTCTTGTTCCTCCTCCGAAGCAGGGTTATTGGGGTGAAAACCCATAAAATAGTGATCGTGTATATTCCACTTGTCATTGAAAGAATCTATTATTTTCTGAAAACGATTAAGTCCATATTCCTTAAAATAGGGGTCACAGAAGATTAGTATTTCTTTTTTTGTATAATCAATTTTCTTTACTAAATTAAGTAACTGACGACGATATCCTTGATCAGGATCTCGAATTTCTATCCAAACTTTATTATCTCTCCAAGCTTGTCGAGCATATGGACAAGCGGGCATTCTGTTTAAGTGAACATTAGGTATTTCTAGAAATTCTTTAGACCATGTCCTAACGTCTTCTAATATTAGCTTTTCGTAAGGTCCCATTTTTCTTCTTTCTCCTTTTTAGTCTTTTTCTACCGGGAGGTTTAGAAATTTGTCGTGACATTTGCGAACGACTAATTGCCATTATTTTAAAAGTTCTTTTATTTCGCCAATATCTTCCAACATGGATTGGATTTGTACTTTTATGACAGCAATATCCTGTTGCATTTCTGCAACACTATCTGCCTTTTTTTCGACCGCATTTAATCTCTCAGTAAACATACCCCATGTCATGCCAATTGTTGCAACCAACACGACATAAGGTAAAACCGCCTTAAAATCTATTTTAAACGACATATACAGTCCTGATCTGTTTTACAATCACACATTGATATACTCCTATTTGCTTTTTGCGGACATTCCACTTAAAGGATTATTTAAAGCCTTATCTATCTTCAAGTCAAGACTTTCTTCTAATAATTTCATCTCATCAAGAAGTTCTCTTGCGTCTTCTTTTTGTCTGTCTTCCACATCATTTACGATTTCAGTGATGTGTCTAACATCTTGCTCGACGTTGCGAAGATCCGTTTTTAGATCGTCTTTAAGTTCTCGTGATACCTGCGCTATCAAATTTATTTCCTCTAAAACTATATCTAATTCACTTTTCAGACCGTCAACTTTTTGTACTAAAATTTCCATTTCTGATGCTGTGTTTGATTCCAACAAAGCTATTTTCTTATCAAATCCGCTAAGATCCGGCTCAGTATACTCTAAAATCTTTTCCTTCATCGTCAGATAATCCTGATAGAAAGTAAAGGTCGCCCAAGCTCCTGATCCAAGCGCTCCTAATAATGTTAGTATGGCGAAGACTTTTCCGCCTGTTACCTTCATTCCTGCATACTCAATACTGGGCATCTATCATCTCCGTAATCGTATCATCCTGTGCCATATTAAATAACATACCATACTGATCATCTATTGTCTTGTTCAAATACTCAGTCACGTTTGTATCTTGTATAAAAGACTGACTGTCAAAAAAAGTTTTTGTATTACCTAATATCTGCATGACAATCAAAGTTTTAGTCTGAGCAGCGTCATCATACCTTGCTTTATCGTCAATCTTTTTAACAATTTTAGTAGCTGCTTTCTCTTTTTTTGATACTTTAGGCTCCGATGTTTTCTCTTCTTCTACCGTTTCTTCTGGATCTTCTTCTTTTTGTGGTGCTTGTGGTTCTTCTTGTTCTGATTCCTGTGGTTCTTCTTGAGATTTTTCGGTAGGCTCTTCTTGTGTCTCTTCAGGTTCAGGTTCAGTCATTTCAGGCTCTTCTTTTATTTCTTCCATAGGAGGAGCTTCATCCTCAACTTCAATAATTTCAGGTTCAGGTTCTGTAGGAGTTGTCGGCATTTCTTCAACAGAAGCCACCATTTCCGGTGGGGGCAACTCCTCTAACTCCATTTGAATCTCGTTTTCAACCGTCTCAACATTGATAGGCATTGGCATATCCATGTCAGGCGATGGTAATATTTCCATAGGAGGAGGTGGTGCAAACTCCATATCAAAATCTAGCTCAAAGTCTATTTCTAACTCTACGCTTTCGTAGGTGACTTCTTCAGGTTCAGACTCAATGGGTGCAAAATCTACAATGCCATTATCAATTGATATGTCGTTATATTCAAAGACTTCCTCAACAAAATCTAGCTCAACCGAATCAAATAGATTGAGATAATATATCTCTTCTATTGTAGTGATTTGCTGAGTTATGATCGTATTTATAACATTATAGAAAACATTGACCGTGACATCATCAAATAAGGGTCCTATTGCGAGGTTTATATCTCGTCCCCCCACTTCGACAGTTATTCTATTTAGAGCGCCACTAAAATCGAAAGATCCTGTATATGATTGATAACCTGACGCTATACCTGATTCAGACAATATATCAGTCCCTTGAAAGACTGTGTTAGATCCATTACGCCCCGTAATATGCATGTATATTCTATCCTGAGCGTCACGTTTTTCTACTTCAATTGAATACCTCACCTCTCCGCCTTTATCTATCTGTAGGTCGGAAATATTGATGTTATTAATGATAAAAGTTGTGCCCATACCCGGAACACCCATCGTGGACGTACTATTGCCAGATCCAGTGATTTGTGCGCATCTATCTGATCCTAACTCACCACAGGTATTGCCTGTTGGCATAGAAGCAGGGCCTTGCCCGCCCCAATCTGTTTGCATATTACCGTCGTCCTGAGAGCCAACATAACCATTGGAACTATCTAAAATATTACCTGAGTCTTCGTTTGTTACAGTTGTGGTGGTGGTTGTGACCGTGGTGGTAGTGGTCGTAATTATCTCTGTGCCCTTGTCTTCTTCAGTTACAACAATGTTTTCATCCTCCGTGATAGTGACACCCGGAGTGCAAAGACCTTGTACGTCAGGAAGGCATTCAGCCTTAGAAAAAGAGGAGACCAGTAGTAATAAGGAAAAAAGTTTTAAACATAGCAGCGTTTTGCGCATGGCTAAACTCCTTTGGTTCTGGTTTATTAGCTTCAATATACTCTGTTCTATACCAACTGCCCTCTGGAATTCTTTCAGGATTTTCACTCCAGTAAGTAGCAGCCTCGGCGCCAATGAGCCCGTTTACAGGGCACGGGGTCCCCGCGTCCATCATGCTCGTCCAGACACGTGGATCTTGACATAATAATGCCACCGCCGAAACTTTCATGCCATAAGTATATTGTGACCGTGATAATTTTAAAAGCTGACAAAGCTCATCGTCAATTAAGATACCTGTAGCCACTCCTAAAACATTATTTTGAACTGCTCCACCAACACCTACCTTACATATGTCACTGTTTGAATTAGGGATAACTGGTGCGTTTGCTGTTGGGGGCGTATTATTAACTACCGTGCTCGACACGGTATTTGTTTCAGCCCAAGAGTTTTGAGCTGATAAGGCAAAAAAAAACAAACTTAGCAATGCTAAGATTAGATACACAATACCTTCTCTCACTAACACTTCCACCTTTTCCTTGCTTGTCTTAATCTTGAGTTTGGATTTTTCGCCGCTTTAGGAAACTTCTTCATTTGTCCTGCGCTTCTAGCACAAAACGACTTTCTTCTTTTTGCTGCTTTACTGCCGGGTTTTACCTTACCTGTTACAGCAGTTTTTAATTTAGAACCGGGGTTGTCACGTCTGTATTTAGCAACGCCCGCTTTAGTCATCCCCGCCCCAGACTTAGTGGGGCGGAAATATTTTTTAGTTTTTGGTGGTTGTTTGTCCGCCATTATCCGGTGAAAAACACAGTGATACTTGCTGTACTCGTTAGGGTACAATGTATCCCTGTTCTAAACCTCATACCAAAATCACGAAGATCGATATTTATTTTAGTATTAGTGGTATTTGGTGTTTGTAAAGTAACTAAAATAGGTCCTGATGCATCAGTGCTATCTCTTAAAACAATAGATCCATTACCACTGTCTGGTGTTGCATAGATGTACATCATTCTAGCGGGGCCACTGGCAATTACTCCAGTGGCTGTTAAATGTGTTGATTTATAATCTAGCATAATGAATCACCCCGCAAAGAACACGGTAATCCCCGCAACGTTAGTAAGTGTTACGTGAATACCATTAACAAACCTCATACCTTCATCAGATAGAGGAATCTCAATAACTGTTCTAACAGATCCAACGCTTTGAAGCGTTACTTTAGCGGCACCTGAACCGTCTGTGCTATCTCTTAAAACAATAGATCCTGCACTGCTAGTAGGAACACCATAAATAAATACCAATCTAGCCGGTCCTGTATGAAGCACACCTGTGGTTGTTCTGTTGGCTGATTTAGTATTAATCATTATTTACTCCTATTCGTAGCTTACGTCTCTATCTTGAGCACCCATTATGTAGTCAATAGTTGTTATCTTTTGACCTGTAGCATCACCTGATACACTCGCAGCAGCTAATTTCATATTTGCTGTTGGAATGTTAGTTCTACTTCTTCCTGCAAATTTTCTGTTGATATAGAACTCAACTAGATTCTTAGCAGCTTCGCTACCAGTTGTTGCAACAAAACCTAAAGTTACATAAGTATCATTAGTTAGAGTTGATAAAGTTGTATCATCAAACGTTACAAGAGTTTGAGTACCACTAGCTTCAGTAGTTCCCTGAATCACAGCACTACCGTCTGTTAACAAAAATCCAATGATGTTTGCTGACGCAAAAGCATTCTCAGGATTGGTTGTAAAAGTTTCTGTTAATCCAACAAGAACATCCATCTGATCAACGTCAGACATTTTAACTCTTGTTTCATAATATAACTTGTTACCTGCTGTTGAAGGTAAAGAGTAAAACTCATGTTTACCTTGAATCGAAGCACCATCATTATCAGTTGTGTTTGCTGAAGTTAAGTTGAGTTCACCAGATCGCGCATCTGCAACAATAGCTGCCGCTGCTCCTGAATCTTTTACAATCGTAAATCTTAGTGTCTCGTCGAGTGCTCCATGATCGAAATCATCGAACTGAATGAATTGATCATTCCATCTGGCAATATTTAAATTTTCAAACATAGCTCTCTGTGCTGAAAATAATATTGGCCCTTTAAAGTGTGTAGCCATTTTAAACCTCCTTTTGGTTGTATAGACCGTTCGTTATGCAGTCTCTATACCGTCTGCTAGCCCAGTGTGCATAACTGTTATTAATGCTAGAACCCCAATATGGCATAAAAAAGGGGCGGAGTCAAAGACAACCGCCCCCTACGAAAGGATTTAAATTTTTAGTTCTTATGAACCTTGTGAACCATATACACAACGTGGATCTGAGAAACCGAAAGAATATCTCTCTCTAGCTTTGTATCTCACGTTACCTGTATCGAAATCACCTTCCATAGCTGTTGCTAATGGAGTTCTCACGAACTGTTTGAATCCGTTCGGTGCATCGGTCATAATGAAGTATGCATCAGTATCTGTCAGATAGTGATTTACTCTATAACCCTCAGGCAACATTGACATGTTCACTAATGCGTTGATGTCGTTGTCTGCTGTACCTGTTCTCAATGTTGAGTTTAGGATTCTATCAGCTACGAACATTATTTGAGGTGGGACAATCAGTTTTCTGCCTTGTACAGCAATTCTTAGTCCTCTCTCATCGATGAATTGAGAAATATCAATCATCGCCTGCTCGAGTGATGTTTCGTTCAAGTCTGCATCGGTTGCATTTCTGTTTGAGAAGTTACCGCCACCTGTTGTTGGGTGTGCAGTATTCACTAGAGAAACGCCGTCACCACCAGCAGTAGCACCGCCTGTAAACGCATTATTTAATACGTTTGCCGCTTTGATCTGCTTTGTGTGTGCCATTGATCTTGCCAATGCTCTTGTGTATCTAGCTGATAATCTGTCATAAAGATTATCCTCTACAGCTTCTTCTGTAATAGAGAATGCTAAAGCTACAGTTTCGTGTGTATAACGTGCTGTGTATGCTTCGTTCGCAGAGTCAAAAGTTACTGCTGCGCCCTCTTGCTTCACAGGTGCGTTACCGAAACCTGTTAACATTACCTCTTCTTCAAAAGCTCTATCGGATGATTCCTCATTGAAGATTTCAGCGTGTTCATTTTCGTACTTATCGTACTCCAAACCAAACAATGCGTTTAGGCCCGGTTCCAACTCTTTAACGAGTTGACTTCTTGATATAGCCATAATGTAACCTCCTATACGCCTACGGTATTAGGAGCGTAGAAATGATCGTTGATCTTCACGATTAAGTTAGCATTATCGCTAGCTAAGTCGTTATTATCAGGATCAGCGTCGACACCAACTACTCTCAACATCAATTGTGTTGTATTGAGCGTTGATGAATCCAATTCACCGCTTGATATACCGTTTGTTGTGTTTCCGTTTGCATTTCCTGCAACGTCTGCATTCATTCCTATTGAAGTCTGGGCAGAAGTACCATCAGCCTGAATCAAAAATAATTGATTAGGGTCATCGTATACTCTGATCTTAATATCTTGGGAACCTAGAGTTGCCGTTGTGTCTGGAAAAAAATTCTGAAATGTCGGACTTCCGTCTGTTGCTGTGTATTCAATACCGCCTGCAACACCCAAAATTTGTGTGTCACTGTTGCCTGCAACGACTACGTATCCGTCAGATCCTAGTTTTACAACTGCACCCTCAAATATATTCCCGGAGTTATTACCTGACTTCACAGCGTATGTGGTAAAACCACATGAGTTATAGTTTCCGCCTAACTTTGCAAGTGGGCGTAAACCAAAGGCTGCGTTTTTATTTGCCATTTTATATACCTCCTAAGTATATTTTTAGTTAATTATCCTCGGTTGGCTTTGGCCCCCCGAAGCTTACTCTACTTTGCCTCTCCCTATGGATTGGCATGTTTGGGTGCTCGTCTTTCATTAAGTTGTTATCAACACTCTGTATTTGACCCTCCGTCTGACCTCTGAAGTAACGATCACGTTGCTCCTTAATCTCGATCGGACATCGCATAAGAATCAGTCCCCCGATCCCTATGACACCTTTGAACTTTCCGTCGGCTATTGCGGGTATATCAAGACGTTCACCGTATGTTTCTGCTTTAACAAATTCATACCCTTGTCTTAACCTACCGTTGACATTTTTATCGTCGGGTACTCCACGATATTCGTATCTTACCCATCGATGATGCCAGCCTTCGTCAGGTTGCGGCGCTTCGAGTGATGAAGGTGGTACCCATGCTTTTGGTCGAGCCTCCGTGTCACGGGTTTCCAACTTGCGTGAAGTTTTATTTAGTTTAGTTTTTTCATTTTCCATAATGTTACGCCTCCTTCACGTATTTAGCGTACTCTTCTAACGGCACACCTAGCCTTTTGGCTATCGCGACCTGTGATGGTGTGAGCCTCACAGACCTGCGTCCATCTTTGTTTACGCGTTTAGCAGAAGCAACCGTTTGGACGGGTTTCGATTGCTTTCCGACATTTGCCTCACCGGAAAATTTGTGAGGAAACTCTTTTCTCATTCGAGAATTAATTTCATTATAATACTCATCTGACTTCGCGTCAAATCCTTCTTCTTCAATAAGTTTCTTATGAATACCAAAGGCTGCGTATGTCATGGCCTCGTCCTGACCAAACCACGTGTTATCTCTTGCCCATTGTTCCGCTTTTGGATCGGGTTGAACGGGTTTTTGAGGTGTTTGTGGCTCATTTTGTTGTATTTTTGCAACACTTTCTGGTTGAGCAGCTTTCTCCTCTTCCATCTTTTTAGTTGCTTTTAGACGCTCATTATCAAGAGTTAGTTGAGCGAGTTGTTCCTGTGCTTTGACAATAGCGTCAGCATCCCTCGCATTAATAGCTCTTTTTAGATTATCTTTTACAACTTCTGTCTGTGTTGTTACCCGAGATTCGAACTCATTTAAATATCCTTTATCTAGTTGAGTGTATTTAGTTTGACTCTCTTCAAACTGCTTTTTCAAGCCTTCAGCATATTTTAAAGCTTCTTCTCTTTGTCTTTCGGCTTCGCGATATCTTTTAGTTAGATTAGCAATCCTCTTTTTAACAGATTCACTATAATCGTCTAACTCATCTCCAGATTTTGTTTCACGTGAAACATCCTCTTCTGAAACCTCTTCGACCTTAATTTCTTCTTTTGCTTCACCGTTAGGTTTTGCTTCTGTTTCTTTTTTGTTTTCGTCTAAGACAACCTCTACTTCATCACCTGAAGTATCGATATCTACCATTTTTGATTTGTCTTCTGCCATAACTACCTACCTTTCTACCTTGTCTAGCTTTACATTAGACGGAAGAATACTCATCGGATCTTCTACTTGTGCGATGACTTCATCATCGTTTACTATACGTAGTTCTCCACCGTCGATATATAAACGAGATCCGGCGTATTTAGTGATGACTACCCAATCTCCTTCCTTACACCATGGTCCATCAGGAAAACGATCTTTGTCTTTGTAAGCAGAAGGTCCTATCTTCAAAACCTTACAAACGTTTCCAGCAATCTGTGCCATATGTATTGTATCGTCGGTTAAATAAACACCGCCTTTTGTTTTTTCTTGAAGTCGAACTGGTAACAGTAAAAGTCTCCAGCCTGTTGGGTTTGGTAGTTTCGCAGCTTCAGCTTCTTCCTTCTGTTTTTCTACCTTTTCTTTTAAGTGCTTAGGCACTATCAGTGTCGTCATCTATTAGCTCCTGTTTTTTTAGCAGGTCCGAGAGTTCCTGTAAAATGTTAGTATAAGCCAAATGCTCACCGACAAGTTTTTGATACTCATCGAAAGATTTGGCGTTACCATTACTAATAGCAGAAGAAATGTCACTCTGTCTAGTCTTAATTATTTTTCTTAGATGGTCAGTAAATCGAATTATGTCCACGTCTATAAACTAGCCATGTGATCACTAAGTCTTTTCGCCCGATTTGGAGTCTGTTTTGCCCAACGCGAATCGAGCATCTCGGTTGCACAATCGGAATAAGCCCCTTGTTCTAAGTGTTTTAGAGCGTTCTTAAATTTGCGAACACCTGCTTCACCCATCTGATAAACCATATGAATAATTATCTCCTTGGCTTCATCCTTGATGTCCCAATCACCACATATATTCATACCGCCTTGGTGAGCGCTAGCAAAATCTTTTTCAAACAGTTCTTCCCAACCCTCTTTAGTTGTTGGAATTTCCTCACCGTCTATTATTTTATGACCATAGCCACCAGTGGGGTACCCCTCCGTGTCGGTGTAGACCTCCAGTCGGTAACCTTCCTCTTTCTTAATCTCATTTTTCAAGTTGTCTAAATTCATGATCCTATACCCAAATGAGTTTGATGCTCATCCGGTTCTCCTTTCTTAAATAAATTTATAATTAATTGTTTGATCCTGTATATCATCTCTTCTTTTTTCTAGTAAAAGTTTTTACATTTGTTGGTTTGCCACCAACGCCTTGAGGTTTTGATCTTTTTCTAGAAACTGCTGATTTGATTTCGCCCTTAGTCATTCTGTTAGCTTTTGCTTTGGGGACACACTTAGGATACTTTCGTTTAGCGTCTTTCTTTTGTTTTGATCTGCCACATTTAGCGAAACCTCCACCTTTTTTCTTAGAACCGATGTCGACCCATTCCTGCTCAAACCACTTTTTAAGTCCGCCTTTTGCCATGTTTTTTCCTTATACTATCTTTACCTTTTTTGAAAATATTAGCAACTTGAGTTTTGCCCATGACCCTCGCTCTTTGCTCTCCTACAGTAAGGATTTGAATTTTGCGTGCAAACGGTTTTTTGACTTTTTTGACTTTCGACACAGTTTTTCTCGCGTCAGTCGGAGTAGCAAATTTAATACTGACAGTGTCTTTAGGATTTTCATCTGTGTATAATCTTCTTCCAGATCCTTTTGGTTTTTTTCCAGTCCCTTTTTTAGGATCTCTTTTTTTTGCCATTACGCACGTTTGGTGACTTTTCTTCTATTCTTCATTACGCCACCACATCCTTTTGCAATGCCGCCTTGACCAAAGCTAGAAACTTTCTTTCTTTCTTGTGAGATTTTATTAATCATACCACCGTCTGCTTTGTTAGCAGGTTTAGGACCTTTGAAATCTTTTCTTTTTACACCGCTAGGATCTTTGATTTTACCCGCACAAATTTTTGAAGCGTAGGCGTTTGCATATGCGCTGGGGTAGACTTTGAATTTCCGCTTCGCTGCTGCCTTACCTCTTGGACATAATTTAGTCATTATCTCTTCCTCGCTGTTTGTTTTGCTCTAGCAAAATTAGCTGCTGTAGGTGCACCCTTTGCACCTTTCTTTCGCATTTTACCGCCACGTTTTCTTTTAGCGTG